TGTTTAACTATTTTAAAACAAGCTTCTTTATTGGCTTTCTTTAAACCTTCTAAATTTGAATGTCTTTCACTCACGAGATCATAAACGACGAAATCAATTAATGATAATACAGAACCATTAGGTTTTTTACTATTGACAACACCAGCAACGAGATTACGAGGATTTACTCCTTGATCTTTGACTTTTTCCCAATTTTCTTTAGATAAGAGTAATTCACCTCTGACTGCAATTCCTCTTGGCATAATTCGCGGTATAGTTTTAATATAATCTTTTAAATGAGTAATATCTTGTCCAAATGTTCCATCACCACGAGTATATAAACGAACTTCATCTTTATGTTTATCACTGACAACTAAACAAGAAATACCATCTAATTTTTCAGAAACGACATATTCCATTGGTTTGTGATATTTGGAGAGCCAAGAATTAAGTTCTTTGACATCTTCATATTTAATCTTATCTTGACTACCTAAAAAATAAGGTAATTTAACTTTTAAGTTATCGGGTGGTTTAAAGCCAATTTCTTTTAAATAAGGGTTTTTGGGTGCCTTCTTTTTCAAATAATCTTTGAGTAAATCATATTCAGAATCAGTTAAAATAACATCACCATTTTCAAAATAATTTTTATCTGCTTCTTTTAAGATATTAACTATTTCAGTTATTTTTAAAGTTTTATAATAATCATCTTTAAATAATTCTTTATCTTTTTTAACTTCTTTTTCTTTCTTAGCTTTTGTTTTAAAATAAGGATTTTTAGGGGCAATTTTAAATAATCGCTCTTCAATTAATTTAATATTGCCTTCGGTCAATGATTTATCATTTTTAAGCATTTTAACTAATTCTGGAGCTTTGAGTTTTAAAATATTTATCATCTTTATTTATTTTATTTATTTTATTTATTTTTTATGTATCATTTTTTATATATATATAAACAATAAATTAAATTAATAAATGAAAAATGAATTATAATAGCGATAGTGATAGTGACTTAACTGATGAAGAAACTACTAAATTAGATTCAAAAATCGAGGTCACGAGCATCAGATCTTTTTATGATCAATATTTAAAATCAAATATTCTTTTATTACAACCAGAATATCAACGAGAGTTTTGTTGGTCTCAAATAAAACAAAATACATTTATTGGAACTATAATGAATAAATGGATTATACCAAATATAGTTATTTATAAATTATCTAAGCAAGAATCAAAACAATCAAAATATTTATATGAATGTATTGACGGACAACATAGATTAGTAACAATAAAAAATTATATTGAAAATGTAAATGATAGATTATATTATAAAGATACTGCAGGTATTAAATATTATTATAATTCTTCTAATTTAAAAACAGGATATAAAAATTTGAATAGCAAAGAACTTGATATATTTAATACTTATCAATTATGTATAAATATAATTCAGACAGATAATAAAGAACCTATGCTATTGAATACAAAATGTAAAATATTTAATTTATTACAAAATGGAGAACCTGTCAGTACGTATGAAAAAATTAAAAATTATGACAATCCAATTATTCATTTTATTAAAGATAATAAAATAATGGATTATTTATATGATTTAAATTTCAATAATTTTATTGTTTATAAAAAACACAAAAATTATATTAAATTTTTTAATCTATTTTTTATAATAAGATCATTTTTAATTTTAGACAAAAAAAATTTAAATGTTAATTTTTTAGATTCTAATATAAAAAAACTAATAGAATCTAATGATTATAAAGGAACAAAAGTAACAGAAATAACAACAAATATGGATGATATTTATGTAAAATTTAAAGAAATCATTGTTATTTTATCAAATATTAAACATAAATTTATTCCAGAACTTGCATATATTATAATTTGTATATATGCTAATTTTACTCTAAAGAAAGTTAATAAATTAATAAATGATATTGATTTTATAGCAACATATAATAATAAACTATTATATAGAAATGGAAATAATGGGCGCGTTACAATAATTGAAAATGTTATAAAAGTTTATAATGAAATAATTAAAAAAATTTAATTAAACTTCATCAATTTGTAAATCTAAGGAACTTAAAGTTGCTGGTGAAATTATACCATTAACGCCCCGATATTTATCTAATTTCTTTATACCATTTATAAATAATGGTAAAGTTCTTTTATGTGCATAATCTCTTCGAATCTTTTTAAGAATAGATTGAGGAAAAGAAAAATTAATATTTTCAATTATATTATCATAATTAGTGATAACAACATCAATAAAATCAACTGATATATCCTCGGTATATTTTCTTTTTTCTATTAAATTATATAATTTAATAAATTTGTCTCTATTTATCTTTAATATCTCGCATTTTTCCGTAATCTTGAAATAATTGCTTAAAGATACTAAAAGCATTGTAGTTACATTAAGAAAAATATTGGCATTTTTTATTATAATAATATCAGTAATCGTTGAATTTATTATAGTCATTATTACATTTATAAATATAATTGGAAATTCAAAACAAAATTTAAGATTATAATAATGATTATATGATTCATTACAAATTATTTCATAAATATAAATCTTATCAATATAATCATCAAGTATTATCTTAATGTCTAATTTAGTCATTATAAAAATTAGTTTAAATCTCTCTTTCTCTTTCTTTTTATTTTTTTAAAATATATATAAGGATTTGATTTTATTAATTAAATAGGTGTCCTGTTAGCTCAGTCGGCAGAGCGTTAGGCTTTTAACCTAATGGTCGCGGGTTCGAGCCCCGTGCAGGATGTCCAATTTATTTTTATAAATTTTTATATTTAAATAAAAACTGATTCTCATAATTAATTTTTAAAATTATTGAAATTAATGCTATCACCTGATAATATTACAGATTATGATGATTTAATTGATTATTATATTTGTGTAGTTGCCAGTAATAAAATAAAAGGCGTTATAAAAAGAAAATTTCTTAATTTTGATAGATATATCGAAGAAGAAATAGGCATTTGGACTTAAAACAATTATTTATCCATAAAAGTTAAATCAAATGGGAAAGCCTTTTTATTTATAAGAATATTAAATTGATCTTTTGTTACCTTTTGAAAGTTTATGATAGTTGTATTAACTATCTTTTCAGTAGCTTTTGGTTTATGGTTAAACAACTTTTTATTTTTCAATAAATTATTTAACCATTTATCTTCAGATAATTCGTCTTTCATCAATTTGACACCAGTATTCATATCATCATTACCCGAATAATTCCATAAATACTCAACTAATTCAACAATTTGAGATGGTATCTTAACGCTACTTTCAACATTACCCCAATTTCTATATTTCTTGCCATCATCTAAACTATACTTTTCTTTAAATACAGTAGTAATTCGTGAATCATCATGATGTCTGAAGCTTAGATTTAAGAAATTGTAATCATCTGCGTAATCATAATGTCGATGAATTTGCGAACTAACGCCAAAGTCCCAAATAGTCCATACATAACCGATATTTGGTATATAATAATCAGTCCCATTAATAACATAATGAAAATAACCGCCAGCATCAATTTTCTTAAATAGGAAATTACCAGAATGACTATCATTATGGTTAATTCCAAATGAATGTAATGAAGCTATACACATATAAATTTGTTCAATTGCATTTAATAACAATTCATAATTATTATTATTCGCAATTTTTAATATATAATTGTATAAATCACCTGACATAAGTTCATTTAAAATTGTAATATAACTCTTAGATTTTGTTTTAACTTTAAAGAAATCGGGCAAATCCTCAACATTTGTCATTACAGGACAAACGGTATAATCATACATAACCGGAAAATTAATATAATTATTTTTAATTCTATATTCATTCATTCTTTTCAAGATTTCTAATTCTTTCTTTCCTTCTCTTGTGCTAAATTGAATTTTAGCTGAAAATTGAAAGTCCGGATTATCTATAAATGATGATATAAAATTAATTCCAAATACACTTTTAGATCCAAATTGCTTCACTAATTTAATTTTATCAGCTATAATTAATTCTTTACCTTGTTTTACTATACAAGCTTTCTTATTTATCTTAATTTCTTTAGGTTCCTTAACTTCTTTAGGTTTAGTTACCTTCGGTTCCTTTGGTTCTTTAACTTCCTTTGGTTTAGTTACCTTCGGTTCTTTAACCTTAACTTCCTTAGTTACTTTTGGTTCTTTACGTTCCATTTTAGGGCTTATAATAGTTTTATTAATTAGATTTTCATTTTTTTTACAAATAGTATTATAATATTTGTAATTTATGCTTTTTTCCATTATCTGTTCTTTTGTCAATGGATCCTTTAATTTTTCCATTAACCATTTAACACACACTTCATTTAATATATCAGTATCGCTAATAACTTCTTTTTCTTGTTGTTCTTTTTGTTGTTTTAATAATTCTTTACCAATTTTACCGGTCTTTAATACACATTTTTTTGTTTTAGGATTATAAATCTCATTCTCTTTACAATTTTTACGCATTTATTAGTATAATCTATTAAATACAAAAATAATAATTTATAATTTTGCAATAGTTGTTTTACAACCTTCATATTTAGTAATTTCAGCGGCTATCTTATTCCGCTTTTCAATCCATTCACCATTTTCAATCAATAATCCTTGATCATTTACTTGAAATTCATTCAATTTCTTTAAGATATATCTTTTGAAATTAACAATTATTTTACTTATTAAAGTATTTAAATTTGACCTTGCGCATAATTCATATTTAAATGATTCAATAGATTTATTAAACCATTCATCTAAATGAATTAGTTCATTATCAATGATATTATCATAACTTTCAATTAAAAACTTTTTCAATTCAGAAAATCGTTCTAATTTATAATTAGAATTATTCATAAACATATCATCTAAACATAATTTAATATGTTCTTTAATTGATTTCTTTGAATTATCATAAGTAGCTATAAATTTTTCAATATGTTTATCACATTCTAAATAGTTATTATCAATATAATAAATAGCAGATGTTTGAATATGTTTTAATCCATATATTTCAAATATATTATCGAAATTAATTTTATTTTTGATATAACTATATAATTCATCAATCTTAATATTTTCATCACCTAAGACTTTATAATCTTCTTTTAGTTTTTCGATTTTATTATTGGCTGTTGAAATTGCCTTATC